TTTTGACCTATGTCGTGATTCCTACGACAATCGCAGAAATTACTGGAACGGAAAAAGTCGTGACCACCGAAAGCATGGGGCAGACGCATTTCCTTGGGAGGGAGCCTCTGACATGGAGGCTCATGTTATTGACGAAAGAATCTCTCGCTTGGTAGCTTTGTTTATGGCTTCAGTAGCTCGTTCTAATGTTCGTGCTTTTCCTGTTGAGGTTGGAGACATTGCTCGTTCCAAGCTAGTATCCAGCTTTTTGAAATGGATGATTAGCTCTGGCTATATTCCAAGATTTATGCGGGAGATGGAGCTAGGGGCAAACTACCTGCTGGAAAGAGGTATTTTAATTACTCACGTTGGCTGGCAACGAGAAGACAGAAAGTTTCTGCAAAAACTTAATTTGCAACAAATAGCCCAGTTAGATGAATCATTGGTGGAGGCAATCCAGTCAGGAGAATCCGACAAAGAAATAATCAGGTTATTGCAGCTAGTCTTTCAGGGGCTTAGCGATAAACGAGCAAAGAAAGCACTTAAAGACTTACGCAAGACTGGAGAAGCCATGATTCCCATCGTGCGAAGACAGGTCAACTGCCCAGATGTTCGTACACTTGCTCCTGACTTCGACTTCTTCTTCCCCCCTTATGTGACTGACCCCCAACGGGCTCCTTATTGTTTTTGGAGAAATTACTATACCCCGCAGGAGCTAGAGCAAAAAATTATTACGGATGGATGGAATGAAGAGTTCGTTCAAGAAATGATTGAAAACTATCGTGGGGTAGATGTTTACGATATTGAGAAACAGCAAGAGGGTAATCGTTCTACTGTTATGTCTGATTATGGGTATCGTGCAGAAGATTTAATTGAACTCATCTATGGATACCAACGTTTGATAGACCCAGAGGATGGCTCAGAGGGCATTTACTATACTGTGTTTCATAGAAACTTTAGCGGTAATAACGAAGCTCCTGCTTTTGCCATTCATGAATTGCTTAATGGATACGAAGACTACCCAATCGTGGTTACCAAGCTGTCGGAGGATTCCAAACGTTTGTACGATACCATGACTGCACCCGACCTGCTTCGTGGCATACAAAATCAAGTAAAGATTGAAAGGGACTCTCGCATTGACCGAAACAGTCTAGCCACCCTACCTCCGATTATGCACCCAGTAGGTCAGGCTCCTACGGACTATGGCCCAGCTAGGTACATACCATATCGCAGAAAGGGAGAGATAGACTTTGGCCCAACGCCACCCTCTCCCGTTGGCAGCATTGAGATTGAAAGCACCCTCCAGTCTCAGGCAGACAGGCTCATGGGACTAGACGATTCGGTCATTAGCCAACTCAAAAAGCAGTTCTTGGTAAATAAGTTCTTGGAGCACACCGCAGAAGTTATTAAGTTAGCCTATCGTTGCTATCAAAGGTTTGGCCCTGACAGCACGTTTTTCAGGGTAACTGGCTCTCCTGACTCTGAGGTGTTTAATAAGGGCAACCCAGATGAAAACTTTGATGTTGTTATATCCTATGATGTACTCAATACTGACCCCAAGACACAAGAATCGAAACTAGCTCAGTTGCAAGCATTGACCGCCCTAGACAGAAGTGGTCGAATAAATGTAGATAATTTGCTGACAGTCATAGCCAATGCCGTAGACCCAGTTCTTGCGGATGCCGTACTACAACCAGCGGAGGCAGCACAAGAGCAAATCGTCAAGCAAGTTACAGATGACTTAACCAAGATTTACTCTGGTATCGAAATGCCAGCTAGACCCAATGGTGCACAAGTCGCATTAGCCGTTATTCAGCAGTACGGACAGCAGCCTGATGTTCTCGAAAGAATACAGCAAGATGAATCCTTTAAATCAAGGCTTGAAAAGTATGCAGGGCAATATACCTTCCAAATACAGCAATCTCAAAATGCTCAAATTGGTCGAGTAGGTACAGCCCCCGCCCAAATGGGTAATATTCAAACCCAAGGGATGTAATATGGACAGCATAACTCCAAAAGAGTTCAAAGAAAAGAGAGCAGAAGAGATTCAAAACAACAATGATTTGTTGCATCTTCTTTATACAGTTGTGCTTGAATCAAGGGGTGAGGGCGAAGAAGGTATGTTTGCCGTTGCCAGAAGCATAAAAAATAGAAGAACTTTAATAAAAAACAAAGAGGTACTCCCATCTACCTTTATGCCAAACAGCAAAAACGATAAGCCAACCTATGAAGATATAGTCACTCACAAGGGGCAATATGCGGTTTTTGACTCCGAAAAAGGAATGTACAAAAAACAAAAGTCTCCTATTACTCAAGAGGACTTAGATAAGGGCTCAAGGGCAATCAAAATTGCTTTAAATGACGAGCAAGCAAAAAAGTACATTAAAGAAAAAAAACTTGACCCAAGGATTTATGATGCGGTAAACTTCAGGCGAGTGGACGCAAAATTTGACCCATCTCAGCAAAAAGAAAAGTTCGTCATTGGTGAGCATGAGTTCAACCTATCTGGCAGTCCAGCAGCAAAAAAGTATAAGAGCCCCAGCAAGTAGTATATGCCAAGAAATATTAACCTCCCCAAAGCAAGAGTATTCATCAGAGAAGACATGTGGGGTGGTTCCCCCGCAGATTTTAAACCAGCATGGCTGGTTTCCGTTCGTGCTCTTCGTGGTAGACCTTTTTGTTTTCAGGTATGGGTGGATGATTGTTGTGCTTGTTACGACAAGGTAAGACCAGACTGTCTGTACTGGAAAAAGCCAGACAAGGATGACGAGCCTTATGAATTAATAGATGTTCAAATGTGGGAGTGCCTAAGTAATGATTTAGAATTATTCCAAAAAGCCCAGCTTGCCGATGTTCCCATGTTGGTAAATATGGGGGATGAAATGGTAGAAGGAAACTATTGGTTTACTATTGATTGTTTGCCAGAGAAACAATCCTTGGGATACATGGATGTGGGTGATTCTGACATTTTGGACGAACACAAAGAAATGAATGTTATTCGCTTGGCCAATGGACAAATAGCCATTTATCCAAATAATAGATTAAAATGGATACCAGAATCGCTTTCATCTACTGAAGCAATCCAGAAAAAACCAGACTGGAAAGTGGCTGAAAACGCAACTTGGGAAAAAGAATGGCTGGAACAACCATACGAGCTATACGGAGATTTGGATTGGAGTTATTAATATGGAAACAATAGACCTAGAATCATCAATACAGGCTCTCTCTCACCATGAGTCTTTTGCTTACTTTATTTTTACTATTAAATCTATGCGAGAGCAAGCCATATCAGAGATGTCTGGAGCATCAACTGAGCAAATACAGCAAATTAGTGGCAATATTTTGGCGTATGATGAGATACTGGAAATGGTCAATATTGACGATTTGCAAAGACGATTTGGCTAGTATGTTATAATACTTTCATCGCAATCGCTTGGCGTAAAAAAAGTGGATATTTATGACAGATGAAATCAAAGGTGCGGTCGCAGATGCCCTTCACGAAAATGCTGCGGGAGAAAATATAACTCCAATGGAGTTAGTAAACAGACGAATGAAGCAACTTGCTCCAGAAGTTCCAAATGAGGAACCAACGGAGGAGGTTCAAGAGTCATCTGAAGAAGTTGAAACTCTTGAGGAAGTGACTGAAACTACTGAACCAGTAGTAGAGGAAACAACTGAGGAAGTAGAGGCAGAATCAGAGGAGAAGGTTCTTTCACAGTACAACTTAGACGAAATGTCTGAGGATGATTTAAGAGAATTAGCAGACAAGCTAGGCAGTCGTGCCGTTGCTCGTTTTGGAGAACTGACCGCCCGCAGGAAGGCAGCAGAAGAAAAACTTGCCCAAATGGAGGCATCCCTCAAGCAAAAAGAAACACTTAGACCTCAGGAGCCCGTAAAGGATAATCCGTACGAGAACCTTACAACAATTGGAGAAATCCAAGAAAAGGCTAAAGAAGTTGAGGGTGTTATCGAATGGGCAGAAGAAACTCTGTTTAATGCAGATGGATATGCACCAGACGACATAGTGACTGAAGTCGAAGGTAAAGAAATCAGTAAAGCAGAAGTTAGAAATGCTTTAATAAATGCCAGAAAAGGCAGGAACTTGTTTCTCCCAGATAGATTACAGAAGCTACAAGTCATAGAGGCAGCAGCCAAAGCAAAAGACTCATTTGCGGAGCAAGCCGAAAAGGAACTATCTTGGCTTACGGGTGAAGATAACGATGTTCGCAAACAATACGAAGCAATGATAAACGACAAGAGATTCCAAGCTTTGGAGTCTTCTGTAGAGCCAGAGATAGCTGCTCAATTACCATATATTCTAGCTCATGCTGCAAACAGCATCTATGGTCGAAAAACTATAGTAGAAAAGCAAAGCAATAATGGTGTAAGCTTAAATCCTCCATCGACAGGAGCAAGTTCTGCTCCAACGGCAAGTCGTGCTACGAAGGGCAAGAAGGCTTTGGCTGACCTGAACAGTCGCTTCAAGGACTCAGGAGACAGAGATGATTTCATCAAACTTCGTACCTTACAATTACAACGATAATTTTTTTTAGATAACAATGGCTATTTCAGATACATTTAATCCAGCGTTACAACCTGTAACGTCTCAAGGGCCAAGTGTTTCCAATCGTGAGGATTTGACAGATGTCTTAACTATCCTCGCCCCAGAAGAAACGCCAGCCCTTTCGTCTGCCAACAAGCAAAAAGCTACGGCTACGTTTGTTGAGTGGACTGTTGATTCACTTGATGCCCCTAAGACTACGGGGATTAGTGAAGGTGCAGACATAACTTCATTTACTGACCAGTTCGCAAATCGTGCTCGTCTTGGTAACTATGTACAAAAGTTCCGTAGGGACTACATGGTATCTGACTTGCAGGAAGCTGTTGACTCTGTTGGGCCAGCTAAGATTGCTCAAGCAGAAGCCAAAGCAATTCGTGAGCTCAAGCGTGACATTGAGGCTACTGTTCTTGGTGACCAAGACCGCCAAGCCGAAACTGGTGCAGTTCCTTACCGACTGCGTGGTTTGGGTCAATGGATTGAGTCAGCCGCCAATACTGGTGGTGCTGGTGCAAACTCCGATGTTCCTTCTGAGTTTGCTCCTCCTGCTGCTTCTATTGACACCAATGGTGCAAGCATTACGGAGACTCAGTTCAACACAATAATTCGCTCTATCTATCGTGCGAATGGTGAAGCCAATGCTCTCACACTTATCGCTGACACCAGCCTTCGCAAGCAAATCGCTGATTTTGCTCGCTTTGGCATTGGCGGTACGGCTGCATCTCCTGCTGGAAATGCTGCTGGGGTTCGTAGGGTGAGCTATGACGGCATGGATTCAACCATCAAGCTGTCTGTAGAGGTTTATCAGTCTGACTTTGGCATCGTGTCCATCGTCAATATGAATCCCCTCACTAACCCAGAAACACAAGCTGGTACAAATACCAACCACGACCGAGGTTATATGATTAACCCTGATTACTTTGGTATTCACGAGCTTATCCCAATGGGTTCTACTCGCCTTCCAAATCTTGGTGGCGGTGAGCGTGGTTTTGTTGATTGTGCATTGACACTTGGTGTTTATGCTCCCGCAGCACATGGCAAGATTGTCTAACACAGGAGGTAAAACATTATGGCACTCGTATTAAAGAAAATCGGAAATCTTGAGACATTAGCTCAGGGTTACACTCACGAAGTTGAGTTTGAAGCAAGTGAGCTTTCTGCCTCAACTGGTTCGCAAACAACCGCTGTTCAATTCCCATCTGGGTCTGCAATTGCTGGTGTTATCGCCAAGGCTAGCATTCAAGTTCTTGAACTCGTAACAGCAGATGTAACAACTGGTTCTGCTATCAATGATGCTACTATAGCTCTTGGAGATGCGGGAGTTGACAATGGTTTTGTCGCAGAAGTAAATTGCTTTACTGGTGACACAAACAACCAAGAGTATGTCAACACAGGAGCACTTCTTAATGGTGCAACCTCTACATCTCACGTTGCTGGCGACCTTGCTATTGATTCCAATTT